ATCATCAAAACAAACCAGAGGATATTAAAAATGCATTATAATTTTATTAAAGCCAGTTCAAGACGTTATTTAGAGGAATTAGCAAATAGAGGACATGAAATGGAAGATGTCTATAATTCTGTAAATATCATGCAAGATACAGCATGGGAGATTAATAAACCTGTATATGAGGTTATTAAGAAACTATTAGAAACAAGTAGTGCTATTGGTGGCTTACCTGTAGACCCAGAAGACCCAAACAATATGCCACTTCCAATTAAACCAGTGGATATATCAACTAACGAAGATGCTTTAAAGAAATGGAAAAGAGAAGCATCAATGGTCTATCAAGCAAGAGCAAAATCTAAATCTAAATTTATACAAGTAAATCAAATTGTAGAAGAAGCTAAACAATTAAAAGATAGGAAAGAATTTTTCTATCCTTATCAATTAGATTTTAGAGGAAGAATATATCCTGTACCTGCAATGTTATCACCTCAAAGTGCAGATTACTCTAGAGCATTACTTAAATTTAAGTATGGAAAACCTATGGGAACAGATGAAGCATTTAATAACTTTGCTGTTGCAGGTGCTAACTTGTTTGGTGAAACTGATAAAGAAGAACTATCAGTAAGAAGACAATGGGTAATTGATAATGCTGAAAGAATATTAAGCACAGCTAATAATCCACTAGAAGATACATGGTGGGCAGAAGCAGATAAACCTTTTTCATTCCTAGCTTTTTGTTTTGAATATAGAGATTTTTCTAATAGTGGTTTTGATAGTTCTTTTATAACTACATTACCTATTCAATCTGATTGTTCCAATTCTGGCCTTCAACATTATTCTGCAATGATGAGAGATGAGATAGGTGGTAAAGCTACAAACCTTATTCCTTCTAATAAACCTAATGATGTCTATGGATTAGTTGCACAAAAACTAGTTATGAAGTTAAGAGACAATCCAAGTCCAATGGCAAAACTATGGCTCGACTATGGAATTGACAGAAAGATATGTAAGAAACCTGTAATGTGTTTACCTTACTCATTAACAATGTTTTCATGCAGAAGATATATACATGACCATGTTGAGAAACAATTTAAGGAAAAAAATAAACAACACCAATTTGGTGAAGATTTATTTAAAGCATCAAACTTTTTAACTCCTATTATGTGGCAATGTATTAATGAAATAATACTTGGTGCTAAAAAGATTATGAAGTTTCTAAAAGATATATCTAGATTAGTTGCTTCAGAAAACTTACCTGTTACTTGGACAACACCATTAGGACTACCAGTTCAAATGATGTGTTATAAAAAAGAAAGTAAAAGAGTTAAGACAAAGATGGGTGACAGTATAATTAAGTTATCTATTCAATCTGATACTGATGTTATTGATAGAAGAAAAACTGCACAATCAATATGTCCAAACTTTATTCACAGTTTAGATGCAAGTGTTTTACAATTAGCAGTAGTTAAAGCTAAAGCAGAAGGTGTAACTAATTTTAGTTTAATCCATGACAGCTTTGGAAGTGTTGCTCCTGATACTCACTTATTGAGTAAAGCAATTAGAGAAGCATTTTGTGAAATATATAAAACTGATGTCTTGTTAAACTTCGCTGTAGAGATGAAAGCTATGTGTTCAAATAAGAACCAAGCTAAATTTCCTAATATCCCAGAAAAAGGCAACCTTGATTTGGAGCAAGTAAAACAGTCAGTTTTCTTTTGTGTCTAACCTATGCACATGTGGTTGATTGAGTGCCACTTATGGCAACATAAACCTCAAACTAAAAGGAGAACAATATGAACGATGCCAAAATCAGTGCAATGGGTGAAGCAGTTTACCCACACTTAAATAAACCTGACGTTAAATTTAGCGAACAGGGTGAATATAAGGTGACTTTAAAAGTCAGCAAATCAGACGCATCACAAATGCTTGGTGAGTATAAACAAGCAATAGATGACAGTCTTATAAAAGCTGAAAAAGAGAATAAAGGGAAGAAGATTAAATCTGCTCCCATTCCTTATACAGAAGAAGGCGATTACGTTTTCTTTAAATATAAACTGAAAGCTACAGGTACAAATCACAAGACTAAAGAAAAGTTTGTGCAAAGACCTGCACTTTTTGATGCCAAGAATAATCCCATTGATGTTTCAACAATTATCTGGGGTGGTTCAAAAATGAAGATTGCTTACACACTTGTTCCTTATTTCACACCAATGCTTGGTGCAGGAATAACTGCAAGACTAAAAGCTGTCCAAGTTATTGAACTTGTCGAAGGCAAACAAATGAACCTGTTTGATAAACAAGATGGGTACGAAGCTAAATCAGAAAGTACAAATGAAATACAGACAGAAGTTCAAGAGAGTAAAGATTTCTGAAAATGTAGTTCTTAAATCAGGACTGGAAGAAGTTGTTTATAATCATTTAGTAGATAATAAAATATCATTTACTTACGAAGGTTTAAAAATAACTTACTTCCAACCTGAACAAAAAAGAACCTACACACCAGACTTTGTTTTCCCACAAGTTTTAATCGAAACTAAAGGTGCTTTTAATAGTGCTGATAGAAAGAAGATGAAATTAATTAAAAAACAAAATCCAAAATTAGATATTAGATTTATTTTTTCGAACTCAAAAACAAAGATTGGTAAGAAGTCAAAAACTACTTATGGCGATTGGTGTAATTTATTTGATTTTAAATTTCACTGCATACAAACAACAAAACAAACATTCCCCAAAGAATGGTTAAAAGAAATTAAGGATAAAAAATGGCACGACAAGAAACTACGTATATTGTAATTCATTGTTCACAGACTAGACCAAGTCAGGACATTGGTGCAAAAGAAATTGATACTTGGCATAGACAAAATGGTTGGTTGAAAATTGGTTATGGAAAAGTAATTAGAAGAAATGGTGAAGTAGAACAAGGACGTGGTGATGACGAAGTACAGGCACATGTACGTGGCTACAATCATACATCATTTGGATTATGTTTAGTTGGTGGTGCAACAGAAGAAGACTGGAAAGTTGGTGAAGATAATTTCACTGGTGAACAGTGGGAAAGTTTAAAAAAAGTTTTAGAAGAATTATTAGTCAAATATCCTGATGCCAGAATTGTTGGACATTACGAATTAGACGAAAACAAAACATGTCCTAACTTTAGTGTTCGTGAGTATTTACTCCATGAGGACGTTAAAGGTTACAAATTCCAAGATGGCTTAACAGACGAAGCTGACCTTCAGGAGTTAGTGGACGATGAACCACAAATCTGAAGACAAATTTCTCTTTCATGCTCCTTGTGAAAGTTGTGGTAGCCGAGACAATCTCGCAGTCTATGAGAACCATACTTACTGTTTCGGTTGCCAACAACACAAGATGAATGATGGAGAAGTACAACAAATTAAAAAAGAAAAGACATTTAAAGATATGATTACAGGACAGATAGAACCACTTATAAAAAGAAATATTAATGAAGAAACTTGTAGAGTTTTTAATTATGAACAGGGTGAATACAATGGAAAACCTTGTCAGATAGCAAATTACTATGACAAAAATTACGATAAAGTTGCACAGAAGTTAAGGTTTGCAGACAAGTCTTTTAAATGGCTTGGAGATACAGACAAGATTACTTTGTTTGGTCAGAACCTATGGAGAGATGGTGGTAGAACACTAGTAATTACAGAGGGCGAAATTGATGCCATGAGTGTATCCACTGTTAATTTAAACAAATATCCAGTTTGTTCAATTCCTTCAGGTACAGCTTCAGCAAAGAAATACATCAAAAGAGAAATGGAATGGATTTCTAAATTCGAAAAAATTATATTGATGTTTGATAACGATATTGCAGGAAACAAAGCATCATTAGAATGTGCATCATTACTACCAGTTAAAAAAGTATTTATTTCTAAACTACAAGGTAAAGATGCTAATGAATTATTACAAGCAGGTAAGAAAACTAAAATAGTTGATGCAATATTTGAAGCTAAAGCATTTACACCACAAGGAATTATTGAAGGTGCTGATACTAAAGAATTATTATTAAATGATGTTTATGCAGAAACAATTCCTTATCAATGGAATGGTTTAAATGAAAAATTAAGTGGAATTAGATTAGGTGAATTAAATTTATTATGTGCAGGTTCAGGTACAGGTAAATCACAAGTATGTAGAGAAATTGCTTATAACCTTGTTAAGAACAAACATAGAGTTGGTTACATTGCTTTAGAAGAAAGTGTTAAGAGAAGTGTAAGAGGTATTGTCTCTGTTGGTTTAAATAAATTAATACACATACCTGAAGTTAAGAAAAGTATTCCTGAAGAAGAAATTTTAAAAGAGTGGAATAAAATAAAAGATTATATTTGTTTTTACGACCATTGGGGTTCAGCTTCTTCTGACGATTTATTAAATAAAATTAGATATATGGTTAAAGGATTAGACTGCAAAGTTATTTTCCTAGACCACATCTCAATAGTTATATCAGGCCTAGCAGAAGGTGATGAGAGACGTTTAATCGACAATACGATGACGCAACTACGACAACTTGTTGAAGAATTAAATATTGCAATGTTTGTTGTTTCACATTTAAAAAGACCAGAAGGTAAAGGACATGAAGAAGGTACACATACTTCATTATCTCATTTAAGAGGTTCAGCATCATTAGGTCAATTATCAGATGCAGTTATTGGATTTGAAAGAAACCAACAATCAGAAACACAAGCAAATGTTTTAACTTGTAGAATATTAAAGAATAGATTTTCTGGTGACACAGGAGTTGCAACACAATTAATTTATAACAAAGAAACAGGAAGACTTGTAGAAGGCAACTTTGATGAATGAGGCATTACTTACTAAATTCATTTTAAGTTACCTTGTAGATAAAGCTGATTACGTAGAACTAGATACAGATAATCAGCAACTAATATTTCAAACATGTAAAACAATTATGACTGCAATTTATAATGCAATCAAATACGACAATGTTCACCCAGTAATTATGTGTGGTGATGTTGAGGCACAACTAGTTATAAAAAAAGCATTGGATAATGTTTCAAACATACTTCCAAGCACCAAGAGAATTACAGTCCACCTAATACAATAATGAAACTAATAATAGATGTGGA